GGAACGTGAAGAACGACGTGAAGAGAAAGAGTCCAACCTTGAAGGCCTCGTCCGTCTAAACGTCCTGGTCTCGTTTCTCACTCTCGGTATGGTCGGTGGCTTCGAGGCTGTACGCCTTGCTATCGAACTAATTCCTTACTTGTGAAGGTCACAGATCCAAACGTCCGGTATGACCAGGCGTTCACGACGTGCGCGAGTATCGAAGAACGCCAGGATCGGAGCCGTGGACATCCACGGGTTCTCAACCTCCGCTTCGAAGCCGCACATCGCGCATCGAACTTTCACGAAACCCAATCCCTCAAGCATTCCATGCAACAAAACCCAAACTCTTCGGTGTAGTTTTCTGTCTCGTGGGTGATGGTGAACCATTGATTGGCCATCTCAGCTGGCTGTCGGCATTCTTCACAATTCATTCTTCTTCCCTCATGCGATTGCCAATCCATGTGTGTACGCATCGAGCACAACAAAACTCCGTGTTGTGAGTGTAATACGTCGTCTCTATTGTGAGTTCGATGTAGACGTTGCAGTTCTCAAAAGGAATCTGACATTGATCGCAAATGCCATCACTCATCTTTCTCGCCTCGCTGACGTCGCAACGCGATAAGACGCGTCAACGCTGGTTGCTGCATGGTCTTGATCGCCTCGTCGATGGCTTGGCTGACCTTGTAGCCGTTCTTCTTCATGGCTCTCAGAATCGCATCGGATTCATCGCTTACGGTTATGCTGTATTGGTTAGGTATAACTCTCCCTCCTCATCCCTCCCAGTACCTCATTGGCTATAATAATAATGTTATTCAAGTTTCAAAAAAGTAGGATGTTCCCGAGAAGTTCCTAAATACAGGGTACATACATTGGTAGGGTGGGCGGGGGTGGGTAAGTGGTGAGCCGCTTCGCGTCTAAGCGCGTTGAGCCCCTGTCGATATAGGGAAGATTAGGTGCTGTTTATGTAGCACTTCGCGCTTAGTCTGTGATGGTCGGGGGAGCCGGCCCTTGCACATCGACGTAAGAGACAACCCCCGACCACCCAAGGAATTGATACAATGGCAACCAAGAAAACCTCGATGTTTACGCTCACCGAACGATTGACAATTAGTGCAGGTGCAACCGACACGTTTGCAACGATTGACCTTGGCAGCTACGTTGACGTTGGTGATCGCCAAGCCCTGCAGATCCACAGCGTTGATTTCATCTTCCAAGGCCAAACTGCATCAAGCGACGTTAGCGTCGATCTTGGTGCTGGTCGTGAATGCCAAGTGCAGGTCACCGACCTTAACCGTGGTGGTACTGTCTTTGCCGATGACCGTGCTCTTGTTGCTTCTGGTCGTTTGGCTTGCGACCTACAACAAGGCTTGACCCATTCCTCTGATCTCTACCCCGACAACTATGGAAAGGGTTCTGATGATGGCCGATACGTTGTCAACGATCAGCTCTACATTACTGGCATCGCCTCGTCGTTGACAAACCCCATCAACGTGACCGTTCGTGTTAACGCCAGCATCGTTAGCCTGACCGCCAAGGACTTCATGGCAATTGCAATCCAATCCACGGCCGCCGATAACTGAGGTGGCATAGTTGGACGTTGACGAAGCCATCAGGCTCCTCCAGGCATTGAAGGAGATGGAAGGCGGAGCAAAGCAAGTCAAGACCGGGGCCAAGAAGGCCGCCACGTCTTCGAAGAAGATTGCCAAGAAAGTCAAGCGTGCTCCTTCAGCATACAACCAATACATGAAGAAGCAACTGGCCATTCTCAAGAAGAAGCATCCGAAGACGGCGCATACGGTTCTGTTCAAACGAGCTGCAAAGTCATGGAAGAAATCCGCAGAACGTAAGAGGTCGATGAAATGAAGACGTTGGCAAAGCAACACGGTTTCCTAAGCCTTAGTGAGATTGCGCCTCCTGGATCCAACTCATACCAGGTAGACCCTGCATCAAATGGATGGCGCAAGGTCCAAGGTAGCGAGACTTTTGTTTCTGAAACCTACTTCGATCTCGCCGGGATGTCAATGGAAGAACAAACCATCTTCATTGACGGCATCGCTGTTCAAGAAGCACAACCAAACACTATCGTTTCTGCAGCTACATCAAAACAAGGGAACTCATTCTTGCTTTACGACATCATCACGTCGATTTCAATTGACTGGGATTCTGTCGACTTGGTAGGATGGGCAACAAACGGTTTTGGATTCCCTGGATCTATTCTCAACTTCGAGCACGTCCTTTACCAACGCATGCGACGTTTCACCTTGGACGTTGACACAGGTGCGGCTTTTCCTCTGAAGACTGATGACCTTCAATCTGGCTCACTCGCTGCAACTGCATCGGACCGGTTGTATTGCTACCGAGTCGTTTCACCGTTCCCGTTCACGGGCATTACTCAAATCGGAGTCGCACCTGCTCGATACCTGGTCAACGCTGAAGCACGAGAAGAACCAACCTATCAACACCTCATGCGGTTGAAGCGCTCCTACGATTTGCAACAAACACCGGACGTGGATTGATGTCGAACGATTGGTACTATGCTCCTTGGCAGTATGAACTTCGGGAGCACCTGGTATCGCCTCGTCAAGCTGCCGTAGTTGGACGTCGTTTCAGAGTCCCGGATCCAGTGACCGCCACAGTCTACGCAGGTGCTCTCTTCCTTGCTTACGCACCTCTACTCCAACCCGGACCACCTGCGAAGACACCTGATCTCTTCCCCATCTACAACATGGGAGGTTTTGTCGTATGACCGAAGAAATTGCAATTGAAGAATCAAAATCCGCAAGTCGAACCCAACGCTTCGCAACGTGGCTCATGGAACGTGAAGAACGACGTGAAGAGAAAGAGTCCAACCTTGAAGGCCTCGTCCGTCTAAACGTCCTGGTCTCGTTTCTCACTCTCGGTATGGTCGGTGGCTTCGAGGCTGTACGCCTTGCTAT